AGATGCGAACGACATGCTTGTTGCGAACAGAAGTAAAGAGTTAGTGCAGTGCTTGTTCGACGCTCGTGAGTACAGACCAGACGGTATCGTAAACGGTAAGGAGTTGTGGGATGTTATCTCTCATAAGGAGGAACACAAAAGCAAACCGTATCCGTTTATCGGACTGAACAGTATCACTCACGGTATGAGGTTGGGTGAACTTGTAACTGTTACTGCTGGTAGTGGCATCGGGAAGTCTTTGTTCTGTCGTGAGATAGCACACCATCTGTTAGGACTGGGTGAGACTGTTGGTTACATAGCTCTTGAAGAATCCGTCAGGCGTACAGCACTAGGTATCCTTGGTATCCACATGAATAAACCGCTACATCTCGACGATGATATGTTAGATGAGAAAGAACTGAGACCTGCATTTGATAAGACAGTAGGTAACGGTAAGTTCTACACCTACGATCACTTCGGTAGTATGGAGTCCGACAATTTGTTATCTAAGATTAGGTATCTGATTAAAGGATTCGATTGTAAGTGGATATTCTTAGACCACCTATCGATTGTTGTTAGTGGTATCCAAGGAGACGATGAACGCAGACTGATTGATAATACAATGACCAAGCTACGATCTCTTGTTGAAGAGACAGGGTGTGGTATGGTATTGGTCAGTCACTTGAAGCGTGTGGATACAGGACATGAAGAGGGTGGACGAGTAAGTCTGCATCACCTCCGTGGGTCCCAAGCAATCGCACAGCTATCGGACATGGTCATCGGATTGGAACGCAACCAACAGAGCGACAGACTAAGTAACGAAACAAAAGTAAGAGTACTGAAGAATCGATTCAGTGGTGAGACCGGACACTGTAGTACATTGTATTACAACATAGACACCGGACGGTGCACTGAGGAAGAGAGAGCGAGTACCTTTGAAGAAACAAATAATAATGAACCATTCTAATAAATGAAACTAAAAATATTCGGAAGGATGCTCTCAGTAGAGTTTGTAGAAGTTGAAGCTAAATGGTACACGACAGCTGATTTGTGTGAGATAATGAACATGAACAGGACTGCTTGTTATATGTGGTGTATGAGGTCCGGCTTTAAAACAAAAAAACATAAAGCAGAAAGTCATCAGTATTATGTACCAAAAGAAAACATGAAGCGAAAGATGACTCAGTTAAAATTAAAAAGGAAAAGAAGAAAACTATGAGAACACTATTCTTTGATATAGAAACAAACGCTCTTGAAGACTTCACTAATCTGACGGACTTACATACTGTACACTGCTTGTCTGTGTACGATCCAATGGTTCCTAAGATGGTGACCTTTGCAGGAGATAGTATACACAGGGGACTGACAGCACTAGCAGAAGCAGACCGTATCGTCGGACACAATGTTATTAAGTTTGATATACCAGCACTGAAGAAGCTGTACGGATTCTCTCCACCTCTGGTTAAAGTAGTAGATACATTGGTGATGAGTCGTTGTATCTTTTCTGACCTACGCAACGAGGACTTCGGACGGAATAACTTCGATCCTAAACTTGTAGGTAGTCACTCACTGAAAGCTTGGGGACACCGGATGGGTAAAGCAACGAAGCTGACATACGGAGAAGAGGACGGTGCGTTCGATCACTACAACGAAGAGATGAAGAAGTACTGTGAGAGAGACTGTATAGTTACACAGCTGTTGTACGATTATCTAATCAGTCAAGAGCCAAGCAATCAGATGATAGCTATCGAACACTGGTTTGCATTTATCATATCTCAACAGGAGCGTAACGGTTTCAGTTTTGATTTGGATAAAGCAGACAAGTTAACCGCTAAGTTAACATCGATACGAGCAGAGCTAAAGGACGAACTACAACAGATGGTAGCACCAAAGGTGGAGGAGATGAAGAGTCCAGCTGGTTGGACACTGAGGATAGAGAGTGAAGATCAAGTAGAAATACTCAGTGCTGAGACCAAGGTTAAACTAAAGGAACAACTGAAAGCTAGAGGTCTGAAGCAGACACTGCTAAAGGAAGCGAAGAAGCAGGGTAACAAACAAAAGACTACACTGTTTAATCCAGGGTCTCGACAACAGATAGCAGCAGCACTGTTAGACTTAGGATATGATCTACCAAAAGAACCAGATGCTACCACACCTAAAGTAGATGAAGGAGTACTGAAGAAGATAGATCATCCGATAGCAGCTAAGTTGTTAGACTATTTATTAGTACAGAAAAGACTTGGTCAGTTAGCAGAAGGAGAACAAGCGTGGTTGAAGCTGGCTAAGAAGGGAAGAATACACGGAGCAGTAAATACAAATGGAGCAGTGACCGGGCGGTGTACACACAGCAATCCAAATGTAGCACAGGTTCCTGCTTGCCGTGTACCTTATGGTGAAGAGTGTCGGGATTTATTCGGTGCGGGTGTTGGTAAAAAGTTGGTGGGATGTGATGCTAGTGGTTTAGAGCTACGGATGTTAGCACATTACTTAGCATTCTACGACAGAGGAGAGTACGGAAAGATCGTAACAGAAGGAGACATACACACAGCTAATCAACAAGCAGCTGGACTGGAGACACGAGACCAAGCTAAGACATTCATCTATGCTTTCCTTTACGGAGCAGGTGATGCTAAGATTGGAGACATCGTAGGAGGTACAGCTAGAGATGGTCAGATGTTAAAGCGTAAGTTCCTTAGCAACCTACCAGCACTGAAGAGACTACAACAAGACATCCACAAGAAAGTAGAGAACGGTGGTACACTGATGGGACTGGACGGTAGATTGTTACGCATACGCAGTAGCCACGCAGCACTAAACATGTTACTTCAATCAGCCGGAGCCGTGTGTATGAAGGTAGCTTTGATACAGTTATACCATGCACTCGGTAAGAGTAAGTGGCAGCACGGTAGAGAGTACGCATTTGTTGCTAACATACACGACGAGTTCCAGGCAGAAGTAATACCACAACACGCAGAAGACTTCGGTAAGTTAGCAGTGAAAGCTATTCGTGTAGCTGGTAAAGAACTGAAGCTGAATGTACAGTTGGATGGTGAGTACAAAGTAGGTGACAGCTGGGCGGAGACTCACTAAGAGATGGACGAGATACAATACGACAGCTACACTACACTTGCATACCTCTATGATACACAAGACCTTACCATGCCATCATCAAAACAACAACGCATAGGAGCAATAGGAGAGGCTCGATTCATCGCTGAATGTTTAGAGCGGGACTTTGAACCACACACACCAACGACTCCTATGCCTTGGGACTTTATTGTAACTTGTCCAGCTGGTGATCTAAAGGTACAAGTAAAGAGTACATCGTGTAATAAAGATAACGCTTATGTAGTTAATACGGGATGTGGACGAATAGGTAAGGAGCATATACCAGACATTGTTGATGTGGTAGCAGTATACTTAGCACCTATTAATGAGTGGTGGATGATACCTCAATCAGTAATTACATCGTTAACAATAAAGCTATACACAGAGAACATAAGCAAAAGCAAATACAAGAAATATCAAAACAATTGGAGCGTATACTATGAGTAATAGAACTAAGACTACACTACTAATCGACGCAGATGTTCTCGCTTTCGAGGCAGCTGTTGTCGCAGAAGAACCGATCAGATGGAAGGAAGAACTGTGGACTGTACACGCAGACATGGCATTAGCTAAGGCTCGTGTGATAAATAAGATACAGGAGTTTAGAGATAACTTAAGGTGTGAGAATGTAGTACTGTGTCTATCAGACCGTGCTAACTTCCGACGCAAACTTAACCCTGACTACAAAGCAAACCGTGCTAAGTCTCGACTACCTATAATCTTACGACAAGTAAAGCAGTGGATCATCGACGAGTTAGGTGGTGTGTTGTGGGCGAACCTTGAAGCAGATGATGTTATATCTATCCTTGCAACAGATAAAGCGATGGATGAAGAGACGATCATTGTCAGTATAGACAAAGACTTCAAGAGTGTACCAGGTATCTTCTACGATTATAACAGAGGAGAGTACCACCAACCATCCGTTGAAGAAGCAGATAACTTCCACTTGATACAAACACTGACTGGAGATTCAACAGATGGATACAGTGGTGTACCAAAGGTAGGACCAGTAGCTGCTAAGAAAGCTCTGGATAAATACGGATACACTTGGGAAACAGTTGTTGCAATGTATGAGAAAGCAGGACTTACTGAACAAGATGCTTTGATGAATGCATGGATGGCAAGATTACTACGAGCAGAGAACTACTGCTTCAGAACTAAAACAATAAAGAAACTATGGACACCGAAGAACTACCAAACCAAGGATATACTAGAAACTTCAGC